AAAAATTACACACAAATACTATAATTCAAAAAATTGTATATAAATTTGTACTAAAAAATATTAAAAGATGGTCAAACAAATCAAAATTAGCGGCGAAATCGGTGTAAACGTTACGCTAAATGATATAATTCTGCAAACTCTTGACCTGAAGGACGGCGATTCGATTATGTTTGTTATAAACAGCTATGGCGGTTATATTGACGAAGCTATTGACATCTATAGTTATATCAGAAACCTATCGAATAAATATAAAATCGTAGCTACCAATAGCGGCGATGTAATGAGCGCAGCAACCGTTATCTTTTTGGCTGCTGATGAACGGTATTTCGATGTTTCAAAAGGCGAATTTTTGATTCATTTGCCATGGTTGAACACAAGCGGAAACAAGTATGATTTGATCGACGACTTGAAAGAGCTTGTTAATTACGAAAATAAAACATTGCAAATCTATAGAGACCGTACAGGCTCAGATATTAATATACTTCGAGCCTTGATGGAAAGAGAAACATATTTAACGTCGGAAGAAATTGAAAAATTAAACTTCGCAAAAACTATTAAAAGCGAAGTTACAAATAAAACAAAAAATAAAGTAATGGCTAATGCAAAACTCAAGAATACTATGAACAAGAAATTAGAACAAATTGAAAAGCTTATAAAGGCTTTAGCGGAAAAATTTCGCTTTAAAAACATTGTCTTAACTGACATTAGTGGAAATGAGCTCGATTTTGGGGCAGATATTACCGACGAAGCTCAGATAACTCTCGGGGTTACGGCAACAGTAAATGGTGTGCCTGCCGACGGGGAGTATATTCTGGAGCAATTTCAAGGCGGTAAAGTGCTCTTATTCGCTCAGGGTGTATTAACCGAAATCCGTGACATTGCGTCTGATTCTGCGCATGAGCAGGAAAAGGCAGATAGTGGAACGGAAGAATTGGTCGCAACGCTTAACGAGGTAGTTAACCTATTCAAGGAAAGCATTGAAAAAATTGTTGAAACAGAAAAAAAGGTAAGAAATCTTGAAAACGAGCTAAATCGAATAAAAACGAAATTTGGCGTTGCAAATTTTGCAAATTTGCCTGCAGAAACAAACGCAGACAAAAAAATTGTAAAAAAGTTTAACATCTAAAAACAAACGACTATGAGTTCTGTAATTGATTATAGTTTATTAACCCTCAATACAGCCGAAGCGCAAAGCGCAAGTGAGGCTGTATTTAAGAAAACACTTCAATCGCCTGAATTGACGTCTATCCATGCAATTCAGACAGGTGTCGAAATGGATAAATACATTCCGATTTTCGGACGCCTTGGAATGGTTGGTCGTGCTGCACAAGGAGGATGCGTGTCGAATGTCGTTCAATCGTCAATCCCTGTAACGCAAAAACAGTGGACGCCTAAATTGATCCAAGGTAGAATCGAACACTGCCAGGAGGATATTCCTCAGCTGCTTAAGATGTGGAAACAGAGCCGCATCGCAAAAAATCTATGGTCGAGCATTGATAACGAGGCTTTGGCTTTTATCGAAGATAGACTTTACGACGCTATCCATGAAAGCATTATTAGGATAACAGAATTTAACGCAACGACACATAGTCCTAATGGCGACAAAGATGGCGACGAGCTTCTTACGGCTGGAACGGATAAGGCGTTTTTTAACATTTTGAACGGCATGTGGCCGCAAATATTCGCATTGACCACAAACAACAAAATTTACCGCTATACAATTACCGAAAACGCCGCTGCAACGAAGACTGCTCAATTGAATCTTGCAAGCGATACAGCATTGAAGGTATTTAGGGCTTTGTATGCAAACATACCTGCGCAGGCTTTCGGGCGTGGCTCAAACTTGGTTATACAATGTACAAGGTCGCTGCTGAACAATTGGATTGATTATCTCGAAAATCAGAGCTTAGGGTTTACGCTAACACGAGCTGAACAAGGCTCTAATCAATGGCAATATAGAGGCATTCCGATTATTCCTCGTCCAGACTGGGATAACATTATTAGAACCTACTTCGATAATGGCATAACCTGGTATTTGCCACACAGGGCTATTTTAGCGGACATTAATGCTATACCTATCGGTACGTCTGATACGAATAGTTTGTATTCGCTTACAAGCGAATATAATAGCTATCATAAGAAGCATGTAATTGATTTTGCTTACCGCATCGACTGTAAGGTCGTTGATGAAGAGCTTGTCGCAGTAGCTGTATAATACCAAAAAAACAAAGGTTATGGCATGCACTGATGGAATTATTAAGAACATAGTTAGCAACTGCACCACGGTTAAGGTGTCAGGGCTTGAACCTGTTGCTTATGTGTTCAACAGAAAAGAAGCCGAGTTTGTATTCTCGTCAACGAAAGACAAAGAGAATACAATTACAAGCATTAAGCTTGCAACTGGTAAGAAAGCTTATACGATTAATGCTTACAAAAAGGGCATTAACGCAGGGCACTCTATAGTAGTTGCTGACACGAAACCTGACACATATCAGCAATGGGTAACATTCGAAAGTTTTGAATCTCTTGCTGAAGATGTTATCAATGTTACTGGGCTTAATGATGTCGTAGTCATCGTTGAAACAAAACACAAAACATCGACTGGCGAAGGCGTTTTTCTGGCTTACGGTGTAAAAGGCGGTCTCTGGAAAGCAGAAGATACGCTTGACTGGAATACAGACGCAGCAAGCAGAAAGATTAAGCTACAGTCTCTCGGCGGAAATGAAGAGCCTTATCCTTATTGGATTGTCTATTCAAACGACTTCGCTTCGACAAAGACATTGCTTGATGGGCTTCTAACTACAACTTAGCGTTTTCATGGCGTTAGATACTTGGTTTGACAACATTAGAGGGCGGAGTTATCAGGATATTATTTCGAATCCTGAAGCGCTTCGCTCTCTTTTGCAATTAGCAAGCGTATTGCTCTTAAATGGTGGCAATCCTTCGCTATGCGAATCGTGCATTAGAGACTATTATCAAAAGATTTTAGCTAACTTTGAAACACTAAAAACTAATTATATGGACAATAAGAGAACAAACATTCCTGCGTGGAAGGGTATAAAATATGTCAAAGGTGCGTTCTTTAATTCAGACACGATTACTGACTTGCAGGCAATTAATGCGCTAAAAAACGGTTATCTATCTGAATTTGACTTTGACAAGTTGCCAGAAGGTTATAATGAACAAGAACAAGCAACAATCGAGAAAACAACCGAAGAAGAAATCGAGACGCAAACCAAAAAGCCAGTACGTAAAAAAATAAAATAAAATGAACATATCGACAGTCGATATCTGGTCACGTTTAAAAATAAAGGTAAGCCGCTTCATGGGTGCTGGGAATAGTAACGGCGTCATGATGTTTGGCGAAGAAAACGACTATCCGCAAATAACAGAAAAGCTAATCAATAATTCAGTAACAGCCAAGAGCTGTGCAAGGATACTTGCAAGTTTCATAGTTGGCAATGGATTTAATAGCGAAGTAAACAAAATCGTTATAGGCTACGACATTACTGGCAAGGGTGTCACTGTATATGAACTACTAAAGCGGCTGGCTTACGATATTGCTTACAACAACGGCTGTTACATTCATATTGGTCAAAATGCTTTCGGGGATATTATTAGTCTTAATCGTGTACCTTTCAAATATTGTCGATTTGGGAAGGTAGACGATTTGGGTTATACAAGTACAATTCATGTTTACGAAAATTGGGAAAAGTACAGCGATTTTAAACGTGATAGGATAAGAATTTATCACATTTATTCGAGCAATCCTAAGGTATTTTTGAAACGGGTTGAGGAAGCAGGCGGAATTGAAAAATTTAAAGGTCAAATCGATTACTTCTTTAACGAGAATAACTATTTATATCCGCTTTCGAACATAGATTCGATTTTTCACGATGCCGATGCCGAGTTTGGTGTGTCACTGCTAAGAGACAACATATTTCGTAACGGCATATCTGGCAAAGTAATTATCACGGTTGCATCAATGCCTTCTGATGCTGAACGGCAAAAAATTATTGAAAAAATAAAGAACCTGATTAGTGCAGACGGAGACCCTGTTTTGTTACTCGAGGAAGAAATAGGCGCAAATGGCGAATTGTTAAAATCAGTTCGCATCGATAAAATAGACACAAACATGACCAGCGAAATGTATACCGACCTCGATAAGGTGCTTGCAAAACGGATAAGGAAGGCATTCTATGCAATACCGCCAGTACTTATTGATTACGAAGAATCGAAACTTGGGACTACATCTGGCGAAGCGCTTAGAGAAGCGTTCAACTATTATAATAATATGACACGGGAATTGAGAACAAATTTCGGCGAATGGATAGCTGACTATCTGCAAGAGCTTCAAAATCCTACGCTGGACGCAAATAATGATTGGACGATTAATGAGTTATCGATTGACACAGACAATATCAACGCTCAAACAAATCAACAATGATACAATTAATAACTTATAGTGAGCAGCAGACAATAAAGAGTATTGCGATTGACGACACGGCAAAATATAATGAGCTTGTTATCGAAGTTCAGGAGTTCGAGCTAAAAAAGGCATTATCAGAGCCATTGTACAACGACATGCTTGATAATATATACGATGAAAAATATCAGAAATTATTGAATGGAGACTCTTGGATTAGCGAAGGTAATAAATACACTCACAAAGGGTTGAAGTTTATCCTGGCGTATCTTGTGTATAGCAGATGGATACGCAGAGCACATGTAATCGATAGTTATACAGGGCTTGTTCAGCAACGAAGCGATTACGCAGAGCACATAAGCGAAGGAACAATAAAACAATTATCGAGCGATGCTTATGAAGTTGCTATCAATGCACTTAACGAGACGATAGCTTACATAAAGTTTTATCAGAACTTATACGATAAATTTATTTACGTCGATTCTGA